CAGGATTATAATAATACACAAAAAAGCAACTATGATAAGTTTTAGAAATGTAGTAGGATATTTAGAAACAATAGCGGATAAACACTATGAAATAGAGAGTTTTCACAGTGGTATGATGGACGAAGTAGATATTAATAAATTGGGTGCTACTGACTATGTAATACTATACGCAGAGCCTGGTAATGTTGTAATTAATCAGGGTGTATTAACTTATAACTTCACGATTTTTGTAATGGATATGATAAACGACGAAGTTGGTGACGATCCGAACAAACAAAGGATAGGAAGGGTTGACGGATATAGTGAAACACTAAATATATTACAAGATGTTGTAGCGGAATTTAAACACAGTTTAACAACACAATCTTGGGTGGACGGTGAAGTAGTTTTAGAATTACCAATAACCGCTGAACCATTTACGGCGCGTTTCAATAATCTTTTAACTGGATGGAGTGCTACAATAAGTGTAGATGTGAACAATAAAAACAATTTGTGTATTGCACCAATAGAAGCTAATTCATAATGGAGTTCAATAACACAATACAAGCCCTACAAACATTTGGTAGAAATGTAGTTAAAGAAGGTCGTGGTATTCTTAAACGCAAAAAGAAAAATGCCAGCGGTACATTATCAAATGATTTTGATTATTTGGTTACTTCTTCAAAAGATTCGGTTACTTTAGAATTTGAATTTGGTCGTGCTGATGATTACTGGCAGTTTGTAGATGAGGGTGTTAGAGGTGCTGGTGGTTTTAAAGGTTCAGGTAGAGCAAGGGGGGCAAATAGTCCTTTTAAATTTTCTACTAAAATGCCTCCACGATCTGCTATTGATAGGTGGATAGTAAATAAACCTTTAAAAGAAGGTAGAGATAATAAAGGTAGATTTATAAGTCGTAAGTCTTTAGCATTCTTGATCCAAAGGTCTATATTTCAAAGAGGTTTAGAAAGAACACAATTCTTTAGTAAACCATTTACAGAACAATTAAATAAACAAACAGAAAACATAACTCAAGCGTTTGCAGACGATTTAGAGTTATTATTAAAAGAATAAAATATGAGTTCAGCATTAGAGTGGCAACAGAAACCAGTAAACACAACTTCAAAAGTTCCAGTGATAACAAATTGGACGCCTGTAATTGGTTATATGTTATTTCAAGATGACGCAACAACCGCTTCATACTATTACTACAAACTGATATTAGAAGTTAGATTAGATGACGCTTCAGGAACTTTATTGGCTAAGATAAAACAAAGAAGAAACGGTTATAGCTCAGATATAACTAATAACAAGGCAAGAGCGTTTTTTGATTTAAGAGATATTGTTAATTCTCAATTGATAGATACAGTATTTGACCAAAACGATAACGCTCAGCCATTTAAAACAATTCATAAAGTCGGTGTTAATACAGTCTTAAAACCATTTAGCGTAAATGGTGATAATAGAACAGACGGAACACAGATTCAAACAATATATGTAAAGGGTTATCAGGAATATAGTACTTCAGCTTCTGGCATACCTGCAGAAACAACAAGCGATTCAGTCAATGATACATTACATTATTTACAGGCCTCATTACCTTTAATGACGGCAAGGAGTGCGAGTAGTAGTTATATACAAGGAACTAATTTTAATGTATTTAATGGTAATGGTGCAACCGATAGATTTTTGAGTGATTTAGCTACAAGCGCAGGCGATTACAATACAAGCGGATATATAAATTATGTACAAGAAACTGATTATCACACGGTAGCTTTTTTAAATGACAATGATAAATTTGATAGTGACATTGAAAGAATACTTATTAAATACTATGATAACGCAGGTAGTCAAATAGGAAGCACACAACCAATTGCGAATACTAACGCTAATGGAGGGGCTAATCCAACATCGGAAACAAATACAGACGCAGAACGATTAGTATATTTCGGTTGTGGCCCTGGTAATTTAGAGGCCTCAACAGTAACGCCCGTCGGTGGAAGTTCTGGCGACGCACAACCCTCTAATTTTAGTAACTGGGTTTACTATACTATTCAAGGCACTGATAATTCAAATGTTCCTAAAACCGCGTTATATTATTTTATAAAACAAGATGGATCGTGTAAGGGTTATAAAGTTAGAAGATTAGCTTGGCGTAATTCGGTTGGTGGTTATGATTATTTCAATTTCAAAAAGAAATCTACACAAACAACTGAAGTACAAAGAAATAATTATAGTTCTATGTTAGGTAATTTTAATCGTTCTAAATGGTTTTATAATAATACACAAAGAGGAAAAACCACAAGACAAACAACAGCCGTATTAAAGGAAACAATTAATACAGACTGGATAAAAGAAGAAGACACTATTTTAATAGAAAAATTAATAATGAGTACGGATGTTTATATAGTTGAAAACACGGACACAGATTTTACAGAAGGTGTTATGATTACAGATAGTTCTTTTATTAAAAAAACAAGTGCTAACGATAAATTGATACAATATACTATTAATATAGAATACGCTAATCCAGTTAATACAAACTCATAATGAATGTACGTTTAGTTGCATATAGAAAAGCTACATCAGGTTCTACTTCGACAACGGCTTATAATCTTGATTTACAGGAGGCTCCCAATATCTCTTTAAACTTTCAGTTTTCAGATGTTAAAGAACCTGAAACTAGAAAGGGCAGCTATTCCCAAACATTTAAATTACCATTCACTGACAACAATAATCAATTCTTTCAAGATTGGTATAATGTAAACTTAGACACTTTAGTATTTAATACAAGAACAAAATTTGATGCGGTTTTATATGTCGGGACAGTTCCACAATTTGAGGGAGCTTTACAATTAAAATCTGTATATCAAAAAGCACAGGTTTATGAAGTTGTATTAATGTCAAGTAGTGCATCGTTATTTAGTATTATTGGCGAACAAAGGTTAAAGGACGTTTTCAAAAATCCTAACGGAAGTTATAGTGCAGAATTAAACCACGTTTATAATAATACAAATTTGGCGGCTTCCTGGGGAAACTCTTTACAAAACGCGGCGGGTACTTCCTTATACGATTCAGACGCAGGAGTTTCAAAAATAGTATATCCTATTTCTGTCACAAGAGAAAAATTTTATTACGACCCGAGTGAGGCGCGTTATTTAAACTTAGACCAAACAACCGCAAACGCAATAGTTGCTGATGAAGATAACGGTGGCGTAGAAGCCGCTTGGAATTACAGCGTTAGCATTAACCAGTTTAGACCATCAATACAATTAAAAACACTATTTAATTTAATACTAGCAAGAGCCGGTTTTTCTTATACGTCAGATTTTATTGATGGATCGTATTTTGGCAAGTTATTTATGACTACAGGAACAGCCGTAGAATTATCTGCCTTACCGACCACAAACACTAACGCCGCTCCAAGTGGTTTCATGCAGGTTAGCAATAGTAGTTTATGGGGCGATTTATCAAGTGAAATAACAGCTTCTTGCGGAACGGTTAGCCAGGTTGTTGTTCCAGCAGACACTACAACAGCTTCAGGCAGTTGCACTGCCCCTGTAGACCCTGATAGTGTATGGAATACAACGTACAATTATTTTACCAAATTAGACACCACAATGGAACAGGTTACTCTTAGGCATAACTTTAAGTCTGTTGGCGTCTTAGGTTGCAATTTTGGTGGCAACATTGTATTAACAGCAAGCTTGATAGAATGGGACACGGATCCATCATCACCAACTTATAATTCTTCAACTGGCGTTGAATATGCGAGTACAGAAATAACACTTGACCCCATCAATGACCCTAATAATTCTAATAATCCAACAGTACAAGCTGCTTTGGAATATAGTTTGAGTTTAGAAGGAATGCCGCCTGGAAAATCTGCAAGGATAATAATAGATTCTGGCACTTTACTATATGATGGTACGGGCGGCGCTGAATTTAAGATAGGTAATGGTGACGCTGGCGCTTGTGGTACATTTTATAACTCAATTAGTATAGACTGGGCAGGTTATACAAATGATGTGTTTGGAGCAACTGTAGATGTTCCGGCCTGTATAGACCAAGAAATAACACAACGGGCTTTTTTAAAGGACATAATACAACGATTTAATTTAGTAGTATTAACAAATCCTGACGATGACACTAATTTAATTATAGAACCATATAACGACTTTATTGCTAGTGGTGATTTAAAATACTGGACAGATAAAGTTGATACTGATAAGGAAATTGTAGTAAGAGATACAACAGAATTACAAAAAAAGACAATACACTTAACAGACCAAGAAGATGACGATTTATATAACAAATCTTTTAAAGAACGATATCCTGACGTAAATGTTTTTGGACACCTTAGAATAGACGAATTTAATAACCAGTTTGCGAGCGGAGAATTAAAAAACGAATCTATATTTTCACCCTTTATAAATAGTCAAGTCTTTGCAAATGATGAAGAACAGTATGGGACATTTTTGCCTAATATGACAGTTCAATATGAATTTAGTTATGAGCAAAGCGACGGTGCTACAGTAAATAAGGTTAAAAAAACAAAACCTAAATTATTCTATTATTGCGGAACAGCTACAAACGTATTAGATGTAATTGACGACCAAGTTAATTATTATTTGCACCGCGCAACAGCAACAGCTCTAACGGCTTATTCTTTTAATACTTATCCAGTATGCACGCCGTTTGATATAACGCCTTCTTCAAACGTTTATACATTAACATCCGCTAATAAATCTTTATATTGGAACGCAACGCCCCCAATTGTAGGTAATCTAAATGTTTTTAATTATCAGGGTTATATTGGTAATTGGTTTAACAACACTTTATACGGTTTATACTGGAAACAATACTTAGAAAATATCTATAGTACAGAAGCGAGAATAATGGAATGTTATTTAAACCTAAATGAAGTAGATATTTTTAATTTTAGTTTTGCAGATGAGATCTTTATAAAAGATAGTTATTGGAGAATACTTAATATATCAAATTATCAAGTCGGTACTAAAGCGAGTACAAAAGTAACATTAATAAAATCATTAGACACTAAGGCTAATTGTAATGGTTGTGACTATGTGGTTGGAAGTGTAGGTGGTGTTAATTTATATGCAGATAATTATTTTATGTGGTGTCCTGAAAATGATCCTGCTTGCACGCCTGATACAACCGCCCCGAACTTTTTAGGGGTTTATACAAGTCCTGAATGTTGTTTTTGTAATGGTGGGACAGTGATGTGGAATTGGACGGCACAAGCCGCGAATGGTTTATATCCTTGTATGGCTAATGCTGGAAGTTTGCCATTGAGATTAAAAAGTATATTTTCAGCTTCTAATATATTAAATGTTGGACAACTCAAAACCCTTATAAGTGGCAAGATAGGTGGGCGCAATAAACCATTTATTCAAGGTGTTGATACTGATAAATATAGTCAATCTTTAATTCGTGCAATGGGTGATGATATTGTAATTAAATATGCGGCTAAGAATAAGAAAATGCCGCAATACAAAGGGGAAAGTCATAGAGTTGTTTTAAGTGGGCACACGGATGGAAATACACGTGCTTATGCATATCCTGAAGGCGATAAATACGGAAGGTCTTTATTTATTCCTGACAATATAAATATGATTATAAGGGTTAAAGGAATTGCTACTGTGATAGGTGGTAAAAGTTCAACTTATACTTTAGGTTATACCGAAGGTTTTGCGTATTATACAGCTTTTAAAATAGTTAACGGAACAGCAACGCAATTAAGTACAGTGGGCGGCCAAGAAGAGTTTAGTATTCGTGAGGGTGCTAACCCAACAACCTGTACATTACATATTGACATAGATGATAATATATTAAGATTTGGTTTAGATGACAGTCAAACAGATACTAAAAGATTATGGACTTTAACAGTAGATGCAGATGTTAATAGAATTAAAAATATGAGTTTAGAATTTGATGGAAATTGGGCGTTGTACCAAAATGGTGATAACATACAACTACAAAATGGAGATTATTTATTATGGAATTAAAAAAGTATATAGAAGCGACAGCAAAATTAATAATACCTACAATTGACCACATTCAATTAGTAGAGTATAAAGATAAAGAATTAGATTTCGTTTATGGTATGGAAGAACAGCATACCAGTTTTAGAAGAATGTTTAAACAAATAATTAGAAAAATATGGCGATAGATAAAACGGTAAAATTACAAGTAGATGTATCGGAAGCATTAAAAAGATTAGACGACCTGGAGGAACAATTGGAGGGCATTGACGACACAACTAAGAAAACAGAAGGCGCGGCAAAAAAATTAATGAAAGGATTTACCGGTGTAGGTTTGGCTATGAAAGGCGCGGGGTTCGCGGTAATACAGAAGTTAGTTGATGGTGTCACTGATGCACTTATGAAGAACCAACAAATTGCAGACTTGGTTCAAACCGTATGGAACTCTATTGGGATAGTGTTTAAAATGGTTTCTGATGTGATGGTAAATGTATTTAATGAGCTTAATAAAACAACCGGCAGTTTTGACGCCTTAGGACAGGTCGCTACAAACCTTTTGAACATTGCTATAACTCCATTAAAATTAGCTTTTCAAGCTATAAAGTTAGGAATACAATCCGCAATGCTGGCCTGGGAACAATCATTTTTAGGCGGAAAAGGAAAAGACCTCGAAAGGATTGAAGAGCTGAAAGCACAGATCACAGAAACAAAACAATCTATTATAGACACGGGTCAAGCCGCCTGGGAATCAGGAAAAGTTGTAGTTGCAAATTTCGGTGAAATGGTCGGTGAGGTTTCAACCTTTGTATCTACTGTAGCAAAAGAAACTGAAAAAGTTTTTAAAGATGTTACGGTTAATTCAATTTTAGAACAGGGAAAAGCATTGACAGAAACCAAAAAGAATTATGAATTATTAGCCCTTCAACAACAAAGGTTAATAGAAGAGTTTGATAGGGACGCAGAAAAACAAAGACAATTGAGAGATGATGTTTCACTTTCAATAGAAGATAGAATAGCGGCAAATGAAAGATTAGCTAATATATTAATAGAACAACAGACCGCAGAAGAAAACGCTATAAATGCACAAATCGCTTCACTGCAGCAACGTATAGACTTGGAAGGGAAAAGTGCTGAATTAACGAATGAAATGTTTACCTTAAACACAGAGCTATTAGCGGTTCAAGCTAAAGTCGCGGGGTTTGAATCCGAACAATTGACTAATAAAAATGCGTTATTACAAGAAGCGAACGATTTAAGAGCGGCTGAAATAGATGTAGTAGCGAATACAATGGGCGCCATCAGTGGCTTGATGAAAGAAGGTAGTGCGGAGGCGAAAGCCCTGGCGGTTGGACAAGCTTTAATGAGTACATACAACGCGGCAGCCGCAGCACTTGCACCGCCTCCAACTGGGGCTGGTCCGATCTTTGGCCCTATAGCTGCAATTGGTGCAGTGGCGGCAGGTATGAAAAATGTACAAAGTATATTGGCGACTAAATTGCCTGGTGATGAAGGTGGTGGTGATACAGGGGCTACCCCTGCAATTCCTCAACCTGGTGGAATAGGTGGGCTTATTCCTAATATGAATGCAATTACACCACCTGACATAGGAACACAACCAGTACAGGCGTTTGTAGTTGAAAACGATATTAGCGACGCACAAGCCTTACAAGAAGAGTTAGACATACAGGCTACATTATAAACAAAATAAACAACTTTATATTTATATATGTTATGGCAGAGAAAAAGAAAAAACTAATAGAATTAATCATTGACGAAACCGCAGACTTTTTTGGGGTTGATGCGATTAGTGTAGTTAAGTTTCCAGCGATTGAAGAAAACTTTGTATTTTTTAACAATGACTTTTTAAGTCTTGCAAAAGTAGATGAAGAGAAAAAACAATTGATCGGAGCTATTTTAATTCCTGATAAGAAAATACCACGACTTGACAAGGACACAAACGAAGAGTACGATGTATTCTTTACTAAGGAAACGATAAAGCGAGCACAGAAGTTATTTATGTCGAGTTTAAACAATAATAATCACACATTGGAACACAAGGTACCAGTTGAAGGTTTAACGGTCGTAGAGTCGTGGATTAAAGAAGATAAGAAATACGACAAATCAAATATGTATGGTTTTAGTAATTTACCGATTGGAACGTGGTTTGTACAAGTGAGCGCAGAAAACAATCCTGAAATTTGGGAAGCGATAAAGAATAAAGAAGTTCGTGGATTTTCGATAGAAGGATATTTTACCGATAAAATAATTGAGGCTTCTAAACAGGTAGATATATTAGACGAGGTTTGTGAAGATTGTCCTGACGAAGTAATGTTGGGTAAAATAAAAGAAATAATTTTAGCCAATGAATTAACACCTGTTGGCAGTTTAGACGGTGAGCCACTATTTAGAACAAAAGAAGAAGCAGAATTATATGCTGAAATGTTTAAAGGGTGTTCAGGTAGTCATGCACATAGTGTTGATGGTGTAAAGTTATTTATGCCTTGTGAAGACCATAGTACAGCAACACAACGTGAAGAGTATGCTGAAACAGGTAGAAAAAAAAGAAAGAAAAAATATAAAATGTTAGAACATATTGCTTTTGGTAAACGTAAAGCAATGTTAAAGTATTCGTGGGATGAATGTATGAAAGACCAAATGAAAGAATACGGTAATAAAGAAACAGCCGCAAAAGTCTGTGCAGCTATCAAATTTAAGACAGCAAAATAAACAGTTTATAAACTTTTATATATATATATGTTATGAGCACAATAGAAAAAATATCAAAACTTTTAAATATCTTAAAAATGAAAAATGAACCAAAATCTTATTCAGTAAAAATGTATGCTGAATTAAAATTAGAGGATGGTCGTATAATTGCTACAGAGGATGAGCAGTTTATGATTGGCTCTAAAGTCTTTGCTGTTTCTGATGATGGCGAAGCTTCTGCATTATCTGCAGGAAGTTACACGTTAGACAATGGAAACAAAATGACTATTGGAGATTCATCTGAAATTTTAGATTTAGGTGAAGAAAAAGAAGCTGAAGATGTAGAGGCTTCTGAAGAGTTATCTGAAGAAAATACTGAAGAAAATAAAGAGGAGTTAGCAGACGCGGAGGACACAGACTGGGCAAAAACTTTTGAAGAAATAAAAGACAGAGTTGCTGAGTTGGAAAAGGCCGTGTTTGGCGATAAGGCTGCTGAGGAAACTGAAGAACTTTCTGAAGAAAAGAAAACAGAGATGTCTAAACAAAATGATTTTCTTGGTGAACTTATGACCGAGATAGAAGATTTAAAAAACAAAGTCGTTGAATTAAGCGGGCAACCTGCAGAGGAAGGTTTAAAATACAATCCTGAAGGTGAAAACGTAAATTCAAGTGTTGACTTAGGAAAACTGTCACCAATGGAGAGGACAGCATATTACATTAACAATAAATAAATTATATAAAATGGCAAATAAAATTACATTATCAAAACACAGAGAATTTGATATTACCGTAAATGGTGATACTTATGCTGGTGTTCATGCGCTGCCTTATGTAACTGCGGCTCTTCGAAGTCCTGACACGGTAGCAAAAGGTTACGTTCGAATACTGGACGGATTAACAAAAAGTGCGGTTATTAATAACATCGCTTCGAGTAATCCTATTGTAGCGGCTGCTTGTTCTTTTTCAAGTGGTGACGATACATCTACTACTGAACAAGTATTAACCCTTACCGATCTTAAAGTAAACGAAGAAATTTGTAGAGGTACAATTTTCCCTACTTGGATGGGTCAAGGAATGGACAGAAATGGTGACTTACCACAATCTTTTTCTGATTTCTTATTACAAGTTATCGCTGGAAAAGCGGCGGCTCAATTAGAAATAGGAATCTGGCAAGGAGCGGCTCCTTTTGGAACTGGTTTCTTATCTGATGACGGAGCACAAGACGAGGCAGGTGCGGACGCTTCAGCATGTAAAGATTTTACTGAAGTTGATTTTGCTGACGCCTTAGCTGCTGCTGATATATTAACTGATATGGCTTCAGTATATAACGCTGCTGCTTCTGATATTTCAGGAATACTTACTAAGCCTGGAGTTGGTTTCTATATGAATAATAAAACTTATGGTTTTTATATTCAAGCATTAGCTTCTGCAGGATCTAATCAAGGGCAAATTTCAGGATTAGGATTTGACGCTAACGCTGATAGTGCTACTTACTTTGGTTATCCAATCTACAGATGTCCAGGTATGTTCAACGATACTATCCTTTTCACTTACCCTGAAAACTTAGTATTCGGAACAAACTTAGCTACTGATTGGACTGAAGCAAGATTAATACCTACTTACGACTACGACGGTTCTGACAATGTTAGAGTTGTTATGCAATTCGCAATAGGTGTTCAAACTGCTGTAGCAACAGATGGTGTTTACGGTTCAACTGTTTGGACTTAATAAATACTTTAAATGGGGGTTGAAATATACCCCCTTTATTAACTTTTAAAACTAAAATAATATGGCTT